TAATTCTTCTTACCAGTCAAGGATTCAATTAAATCATTGGCTGCCTTACGACCCTCATCACTACGGGCTGCCTTACTGTTAATAAAGTCTGCAAGTTGTTTGGCACCCTTCTCCTCACTCAAGTAACGAGTATTCCAGACACGGGGCAAGTAACTCTTATTCTGAATAAACTTACCCAGAGTTTCAGCAGAGATTACACCAGCCTTGTAGAGAGCATTGGCACGTTCAGTGTTTGCCCTGCGAAGATCATTAATAAACTTAGCTTCAATGTCATTCTTAGGTTTATTATTACGGACACGGGATGCCAATGCAGGATCATTCATGTCAATATCTTTTTTATATTTATCAAAGGTACTGGCATAACGGCCCTGATATTGTTCCTTCTTAATAATTGCATCATCAATATCATCTGCAATATTACCAAGATTAATCTTCTCAAGACGGGTACGCATACTGGAGACAACATCACCCAATGTACGTTGAAAACCTGATTCTTCTTTTACCTTAGTTACTGCAGCCGCAGCATCCGGTTTAACCTGCTTGCGTTCCTGTACCTTCTTATGTTTATTCAGAAGACTGGCAGCTTCTTCACGGGTTAGACCACCTGATACCAATAGATTTTCAGCAGCAGCTTCATCCTGACCGGCTTCCTCAAGAAGACGCATCATTTGAGTATTATCATAATCATTATTAACTTTGATCTTAGTCAATAACTTACCAAACTGTTGAGGGGCTGCGACCATAGCACCACCCAAGGTACCGCCCAAGGCTGCTCCCATCAGGGAAGCAGAACCTGTACGGCCCCAATCCCAATCTTCCTTAAGACCAAGTTGATATTCTTGGGACTGCTTAAATGAATCAAAGGCAGTGGTGTATACTGCACCCTCAGTAGCACCAATAGTTGCTGCACGTTTAATGGAAGGTTTAATGAAGAATTGTTTAAGGGCTTCCTTAAGACCAGCCTTACTGGATTCCTTAATACCCTCTCTACCCAGTAGACCAATACCAAAGGTACCCAACCCAACAAGGTTAGTTACATCGGTAGCCATAGCCCAACCAACTTCCAGTGTCTGTTCCCAGAGAGGAGCAGAGCCTTCCCCAGTAGCAGCAATTTGATCATAGGTTAGCATCTGCAGAGCAAAATCTTTTTTCTGCTGCTCATCCATAGCACCAATCTTAGCGGTATTCCAACCAAGATTAGATAGATTATTATTCATATATCTTTGATCATACATCCACTGATCAATTAATTCTTTATCAGTAGCATCCTTACCATAAGTACGACGTAGGGATTCCAATAACGGGAGATTATATTCCTGCTGATCCCAACGAAGTTCATCGGAAATACCTGATCCCTCAGCACCTTCAAAGGTACTATTATAGGTACCAGAATAATACTGATAAACATTCTTACGTTCCTGCCAATCCTTTGAGATAGCTGCACGTTCCTCATCTGTTTGAGCATTATCAAACGCAGCTTGAGATGCCGCTAATTCCTGCTGATAGCGTTCATTGGAATTAAGGTCAAACATTAATTACTCCGGACGAGTATAGGTTGGTGCCTTACCAGTGCTCTTAGTTACTGAACTACCAACACGGTTTTCAATATCTGAAATCACTCGATCTGTTGCTGATCCAAGATCCATATTAAACTTTTGATGCAATGCCCAAATAGCATTAATTACACGTTCTTCTGACATACCCTGAGGGAAATCTTTACCACTAAAATCCCAACCACTTACGTTAAAACCTGCATCATCCAACATCTTCCTAATAGTTTTTTCACTTGAATCATCCAATTTAGGAATGTCATAGGTTTTAACTGAAGCACCCTGTGCTTGAGCAGATTCAATCCTTTGACCAAGTTCAATTAACTTAGCACCACGATCATAATCACCCTGTTGAATCAGATATTGACCAATCTTGTAAAGGTTTGCTGGATTACGAAAACCACCATCCTTTTCCATTTCATCAATAGCCCGAGCAACAGCACGTTGTTCCTGAATACGTGGGTCCTCATTACCAAACATACCCATTAATTCACGGCCAGCCCCTGCACCTGCTGCATAACCCTGTGCAAGATTCATCTCCCAAGGACCAGCCTTAGCTAAACTAAGACCAGTTGCAAGATCTTCCTGTTGGAATTGTTGTCTCATATCTGCCATGTTTTACTCCATTAACCGAACAGGCCACCAATCGTCTGTAGACCGGCCATCCAAGGATTCATTTGAGAGGCACCATAATATTGAGAACCCTGCAGATAAGCCGGTGAACCAAATACTTGACCAGCATTAGCAAGAGTTGCAGCTTGCTGCGTACCAAGGCCAGCATATTGTACAGGAACATTCATAATGTTCATAGCTTGACCAATCTGTTGCTGTTGCTGTGATGCAATATCACCAAAGAGACCAGTACCAAGACCCAATTGAGCACCTGTCTGACTCATAATGTTAGCACCCAGACCCGTACCTGCAGCCAAAGCACCAGTACCACGACCATAGATGTCAGTCATAAGTCCAGTACCTGCCTGAATATCAGCTATCTGACGCTGACGCATTAGATCCTGCATAGTCTGTGCTTGAGCAAATGCTTCCCCACGGGCAGCACGCTGACTCTGTTCCTGTGCAGTGCCCAATGCCTCAGCACGCAATGCACCACCAGTGGAACCCAACATACCCTGACTCAGGAGGCGGTTTTCCAATGCAAGACGTTCACGTTCCTGACTCTTAAGTAGATCCGGGGCAATGAATTCTTCATAATATTGGCTTGCAGCAGTGGCTGGATCATAGGCAGTAATAGCCTGACCCTGTTGAACGGAACGTCCGAGGAGATCCGAAGCAATACCTGCCTGCATTGGAGTGTAACCAGCGGTAGCACCCATTGCTTCCCCATAGCGACCCAACTCAGATTCCATAAGCTGACGCTGTACTGCAGGTAATCCCTCAGTAGCAGAGAGACCTTCCCCAACACGACCCAGATATTCCTGACCCAATGCCTGTACCTGTGGATAGTAACCCGTCATCAATCCACCAGTCAGGGATGCTTGACCCAGTGCCTGTCCATAGAGTTGCTGCATCTCAGGACTCAGGCCCAAGGTAGCAGTACGAGTCATTTCATTAAATGCAACATTACCACCCGGTGCAACTACACTGAATGGCATACCAGCTTCATAGGCCTGACCTGCTGCTGCCTGCTGTGCAGACATAATATCCTGTGCCTGTTGCTGAGAGAGATAACCAAGACCAACCTGAGTGGCTAGGCGGCCCAATTGATTCCACTGGTCGGCAGAACCAAAGCCAGTAGTATCGGATAGCCATTCACCTGCAGACCATTTAGTTGGATCTGTACCAGTCGGAGCAACACCAGCATTGGCCAGTCCACCACCCAATGCCTGACTGAAGGTAGAGTCAATTTGTGACATTACCTGCGGACTTGCAAGGTTACTGAATGAAGTAGTTAGGGTATTACCAGTAGCAATGTTACGTGCAGTGGTTAGATTACCTGCCGTACCAAAGTCATAGTTGGATGGTAATTCACTGGCCGGTACCCATGCACCAACATTGTCATCAAAGACTTCATACATACCTGCAGTAGAGGTTTGACCTGCAGGATTGAAACCCTTATAAGCACCAATGGATGAGAGACCGGCAGTGAGCCAGTCCCCATTAGCTGCAGCATTAACTGCCTTGGCTGCCTGTAGATATGGGGCAGCAGGTGGATATGCAATTGAAATTACATCCGCTACGAATGGAGTCTCAAGGACAATCTCCTTGGCTTCAGTGGCAACATCACCAATAAAGTCACCGGCCTCACCGATAATATCGGCAGCACCACCAACTACATCACCGACTACATCGGCTGCACCACCGACTACATCACCTACAAAATCTGCTACGCCACCCATATCAGGATACCTCTCGTTCTAGGATATATCCGGTTATCTTATAACCATATTTTTTTTCAAAGACCTTTGGACTTCTTTTTGTAGCAAACATAATTTTTTTAAGTCCAAGTTTCTTTGCCAGTTCATTTGCAAAGGCATCCCAATAATGCCCATTCCCATATACATTAATACCTACAAAGGTATCCTTATGCGTTCTCCATGACATAAAACCATGTTCATTTTCAACAAGGTTTGACGTACTAATCTCGTCATCCCCTGACTTCCTAAGATACTTTTCAATATCCTGAAAATTCATGAGATAGTTAGAATACCGGATACAGTTACATTTGCTGCAGCAGTCATATTGTTGGCTGCAAAGTCTTCCCCAGAATTACCATTCTTATCTGCCTTAGAGTTAATGGCAGTTTGAACAGCAGCAAACTCTGTCTGGAAATTAGTACCAGAAATAATCTTAGCAGGATCTGAATCCGATAGAGCATCCTTACCAGACCATGAGATTTGAATTGTATAATTAGCCATAGTGACCCCTGATTATCTAATCTTGCCAGCCTTAGCAAGCACTGTCATATTCTGCAAACTGGCCTTAAAGCCATTCACTGTACCCTTCATATCAAACTGAACTTCCTTGGCTGATTTACTCAGGGGCAGCTTATATTCAATTGGGCGGTATCCGGTAGCATAGATGGATGATCCATAGAGACTACCCGGATTACCCCAAATAGCAACATTGGGGGATTGGGCCAGTGAAAAATTAAGTGTATCGCCAATACTACTATAATCCCTATAATATGTAAAGGAAATGTCCATGTTGCGGCCACCCACAACTACAATAAAGAATCTCTTAAGTATCTTGGCAACTGACGGATTCTGAAAATCCATCCAAACAGTACGGAAATTACCTGTATAGGAATAGTTATCTGTTCTCCAGCACTTGGAACCAGTACTATCCCACACGTTACCAGCGGCTTCACAGGCTACTTGAGTACCATAGGTAGCAGTTACATCTACCTTCTTCTGATCCCAATAATTCTGATATTTAGCTACATGGCCTATATCATTCTTACCAATCCAGAGGTCCCCATCTACAGTACTGTAGGCAGCATAGATACCATCCCCAGAATTAAATACAAACTTGGAAACTCGGGGAGTATTATCCGGATTAATAATGGAGAAATCAAAATAATAAGTTACATTCTTATCTGGGAATGATAGGATGTAAAAGGCACCACAGAGACAGTATGCAGATTTACATTGCTTCATATCTGCAGTTATAATATTTAATGACAACTCATCACGAATATTCTTGGAATACTGACGGATTGGCATCTTACCGTCACCCTGTACAATACGACCAAGGGAAGTTACCCCAGTATTACTTAGGAATACTAGATCATCCCCCATGTGTTGTACAGAATCACGGGCCTTCAATCCAATACCTTGAATTAATTCATCCAATACTAAACTAGTAGGGTCCCAAGGATTATTGTAAATTGCAATATTTTTAGTACCAAAGATTACCAGCTTACCCATGAATGCTGAGATACCCATGATACGATCACCACCCCAGACTGTCTTAAGATCAATCTGACCGGAGGCACCGGTATTCCATTTATCACCCTGCAAAGTATCCGAGTAATAAATTACATTATTTTTTTCAGTAATCCCACCTACCCAGAGACGACCATACTCACCAAGAATACAGTTTGGATCAAATGTAGTAATACCTGCTGGTGGATTGTAACTACCAAGATCAACTAGATCAATCCAAGTAGTACCATCAAAACGTACTGGGGTGTGACTATTTTGAACAGCATACAGTCGTTGATTAAAATTAGTCCATTCCCAGTGACCACTGGAGATAGTTTGAGGAGTACCTGCCCGAGTTACTGCAGTCAATGTATAGGGGGTGGTAGCCTGATTAATAGTATAAATATTTGAATCACTACCACAAACCATTAACTTTGAACCATCTGCTTTTGTATACTCAAAAACAGATTGAATATGCTCCCCTGCAGATAAGTTATTAGTTACCTGCTGAATACCCTTACGACTTGAGATACGTCCCTGTTCATCAAGGATGATGTTATCTGCCTTGGCCAGCCACTGGGGTTCCAATGCACTTGGACTGGCCTGACTATTTAAGCCAAACCGTCCAACATCATTAAGTACAAGTGGGGATATTTCCTTAGACGGCATAGAAATCGACCTCACCTACAGTACGGCCAGCATCAATTTGAATTGCATCACTAAGGGCTTGTTGATATTGAGCAAATACCATATCGGATAGACTACCACCATCCTCACCACGTTCTGAGATAGCCCTTGCCCATGCACCAAGAATTACAGGTTGATTGGGTACCTTTAATGTAGTAGTAGATTCAGTAAGATCATCCTGTGGATTTACTACACGGAAGGTAATATCATAGGCAGCATCAGGTAATGCTTCAAATTCAATTAGGATTGACCCGGTACTTGAATCAATACCAACTACTGAATAGTAATCCGGTAGGGTTTTCTGTACTGCACTGGTAGGATACTTACGGAATTGCAAGTACTTATCAGACATCTCCTGTAATAGAGTACCGTTGGATTGTTCCTGTGCCAATAGGATGCGGCTACGTTCATTGGTACCAGTCAATACATACTGACGAGTATTTGCTACTGTAGTTACAGTTGGACTTGCACGGAGAATGCTCCAGTTCCACGCATCTTCAACTTCACGTTTAGCTTCATTAATAAAATCACCAATAAGGATTTGATAATCAGTGGCAATAGTATTATCAACTAAGTCACCGGACCAGTTACTGGTAATAGAATCTTCACGAAGGCGGCGAAGGACTGCGTTAATTAACTCTCTATAAGTCATTTCTTTTTCCCGAAGATAAGGGTAAACAATCTAATTATACCATTATAAATTTCTTGGGGGGAGGGGAGGAGCCATCCCATAATCATCAATATCCACACCCACGGAGGTACTTCCTCATTAATAATCTGAGTACCCATCACTCGGTTAGCTTGATCTGCTACTTGTGCCTGATCCCCAGTACGAGTTTGACTACCTACAATCTGCTGAGTGTTCTCAGCCCCTGCCTGTACATTGGCATTCACTCCCGGACTGGGGAGTAAACTACTTAACATACTGCAACCTGATAGGAAGAGGAGACTAATCCCGAGTACTAGACTTTTCATGTTCACGGAGGATCATAAATATATCTTTCAACGTAGCTTTAATTTCATCTACGTCTGCCCTATACTCGTCCTTCATTACGTACTGCTTGGGCAGGTCTGTCTGACAAGAGGTAATTTGTTTCTCAAGATCCTTCATATCATCTGCCATTCTCATAAGGAAGAAACCAAGCATGGTTACGATGATACCTACCAAGGTTAGAATAATATCAGTGATACCCATTACCACTTCACCTTATCTGCCCAGTAAGCTGCGGACATCTTACCCTTCTTAATGTTAGCTGCGTGTCTGGCCTTGAAAGCCTTATTACGTGCAGAACCCTTGGGTGAACCCTTAACTCCCTGTTGACCAAACCGAATAGTTTTTACCTGATCACCTTCCTTGGCCACAACTACGTGTGACTTGGTAGGATGATTCGGAGTTCTCTTCGGCTTGTTGTAACCGGATACTCCGGTACGTTCCAGTCGTGAGTCCTTGGCCATTACCAAGGCATTCCGACTGCGGTGACAGGGTTAGCTTTCTCATCAATCTTAGCTTGAATCTGAGCCTCAATGGATTCGACATCCAGCTTTGCCTTTACCCAACCGATCACTTGAGATTCGGTCAAACTGTCAAAAGCCGTGAAGCCATC